GGAACAAGGACTATGACAAACGTCCAGCAAAGTAACTCGGAACCGCGAGCATTGGACATTGACGATGCCGCTGAAGCGATCCTAGGTCGGTGGAATGACGGTGAAGACCTATCCGAAACCGAAGACGAGGATGCAACACCCGAAGACATCGAAGAGACAGATGTCGAAGAGGGTGATTTTGAAGATGAAGATGACCAAGAAGAACTAGAGGACGACGCAGACCCTGAAGAAGGTGACGACACAGACGAAGACGAAGAAGACGATGATGAAGAAGAGGCCCTTGTGGCATCTGATGACGCAATCGTTGAACTGTCTGTCCGTGGAGAGACCAAGAAGGTATCTGTAAAGGACTTGAAGCGTCTTTACGGTCAAGAAGCGTCTTTGACCCAAAAGTCTCAAGATTTGGCTAACCAACGCAAAGTTGCTGAACAAGAGTTTCAGCGGACGCACTTGGCATACCAAAAACTCTTAGAGCGTGCAGAGGCTCGACTGAAGCCATATTCAGAAATGGATATGCTCTTGGCCGCACAGCAGATGGATCAAGAAACATTTGCACAGTTGCGGATGGATGCACGTCAGGCCGAAGAGGATGTAAAGTTCCTCAAAGAAGAAAGCGGAAGTTTGCTTGCTGAACTGCAAGCGAACCAACGTCAGGCGGTTCAGAAAGCAGCACAGGACTGTGTCCGTGTTCTTCAAGAAAACCTGCCTGATTGGGGCAATGATCTATACAATTCGATCCGTGCCTACGCAGTGAAATCAGGCCTACCTCAAGAACAAGTTGATCAATACACGGACCCTTCGGTCATCATGTTGATCAACAAGGCTCGACTTTACGACCAGACAAAAGAGGCCGCACAGAGCAAAAAGGCTCAGGCCAAGGTCACGAAGTCAAAGGGCAACAAGACCAAAATCTTGAGTTCTAAGAAATCACCACCCTCCAAAACATCGTTGAAAGCCGCACGTCAGAAAGAGGCACAAGCCCGACTGCGGAATAACCCTCGTTACGGTGGTGACTTGGATGACATTGCTGACGCCCTGTTGGCGCGTTGGGAAGACTAACTGAAATCTTGCCTATAAGAAGGATTCTCCAAACATGGCAACGTATACCACTTACGATCAGGTCGGCAAAAAAGAGTCGGTCTCGGACATCATCAGCGATATTACCCCCTTCGACACTCCTGCATTCACCATGTTCAAAGACGAAAAGGTGACTGCACGGACCTTCTCGTGGCTTGAAGACTCGCTGGCACCCGCTGGTGTGAACGCCGCTGTTGAAGGCGCAGATGCCGTTATGGGCACGCTGATCGACGCAGTTGAGCGCACCAACAACACCCAAATCCTCCAGAAGGGTTTCCAAGTGTCGGCAACTGCTGACGCAATCGGCACCTATGGCCGCGCCAAGGAAACCGCTCACCAACTCGCCAAGGCTCTGAAAGAGATCAAGCGCGATGCAGAATATGCGCTGGTGGGTGTGGATCAGGCTGCTGTTGCAGGTTCGGGCGGCACCGCTCGTCGCATGGCATCGGTCATCAACCAGATCACCACTGACAAGGCTCAGGGTGGCGCTGCGCTGACTGAAGCCGCACTGCTTGATGCAGGTGAAACCGCCTACAACAATGGCTCGGATGTCAACACGCTGATGATCAAGCCCGCAGACGCTCAGATCGTCTCTGGCTTCGCTGGTGCCGCTGGCCGCAACCGTGAAATCGCTCAGGGCAAGACCTTGGTCAACGCTATTGACCTCTACGTCTCCCCCTACGGCGAATACCGTGTTGTGCTGAACCGCCACCAGAAAGCAGACACCGCGCTGCTGATTGACCCGTCGATGTTCAAGACGTGCACTCTGCGTCCGTTCACCCGCACCCTGCTTGCGAAGAACGGTGACTCGGATCGTCACATGATCGTTGGCGAAATGTCTGTGAAGCACATGAACTTTGCTGACTCGGTCAAGATCACGGGTCTTGCATAAGACATCTATAGAGCCATAGCGGCTCCGTAGATTGGACCACCCTTTGGAACACAGGTTTTGCTCTCCTTACTGTGGACCATTGGGTGGTCCTTTTTGTTTCAAGGAAGCATGATGATTACGAAAAACCCCCACCTCATTCAGTCCGAAACAGACTTCCTGATCGGCAGTGACGGGATGACCACGCGCAAGCACACACAGGTCATCTCACAGGCATTTCTGGACGATTTGAAGGACAGTAGGAACGAAAGTTCTAACAGGCCTATGGGCGAATTTCACCGCGTTGCCTCTATTCCAACTGCTGTTGTCGAGAAGTGGCTGCGCGAAGGCTTTAACATCTGGGAAGCATCTGGCCCTGAGATCGTGAAGCGACTGAAGGCAGAAAACCTAGACGCCTTTATGGCTACCGAAAAGAGGATTTAAGTAGATGAACAAAGGTGAAATCAGGGCGCACTTTAAGGCGCTCCTTAACCGCAGTGACTGCACGGACGCCTTGGCTGACACCTTTCTCAATCAGGCCCTGACACGCATCCAGCGCATCCTGCGTATCCCGCCTATGGAGCGTATGCAGACATACACTGTGTCCGCAAATACTTCGGCATCGCAGATTGTTATGCCTTCTGACCTTCTTGAGATAATCGACATCCAATACAATGGGCGCTCTCTTGTCCGCATCCCTATGCACGAGATGGCAGAGCAACAGCGTGTCGGTGCCGTTGGGTCTCCTGAATACTTCTGCCGAGAGCGTGAACTTGTGAAACTCGCGCCTGCGGCAGGTGCTGGCAGTATCTACATGACCTACTATGCAGAAGTTGCCCCACTCACGAATGACACTGACAGCAATGTGCTGACCGTCATTGCAAGCGATTTGCTTACATACACGGCACTTTCATATGCCGCAGATTACTTCTTGGATGAGCGTGGCGCATTGTTTGAGACAAAGTCTGGCCAGTTCCTCGCAGAAATCCAAGAGCAGGCAAATTCAGCAGAGATGTCAGGTGTCACGCAGGTCATGCGACCCACCAGAACTTACGAGGATTGATGTAGATGGCAAGGGCTTCATTTTACAGCACACAGGGTGTTACTGACACCAACTCCGAACTTGCAACCCCAGAACAGACCAACTCGGTAACTGCGCTTGAGAGCAGCGTTCAAGAGGCCGCTGCCAGTGAAGCCAATGCAAAGGCGTCTGAACTTGCAGCCGCTGCATCCGCAGTAAATGCTCTTGCGTCCGAAACGAGCGCCCAG